TTACCGATCATGCTGGAACAATACCGGAATATGACGGCGAAACACTAACGATTTCCGGAAATGCTTTCGATACAGCGGGGATAACAGATGAAGCAGAAGGAAACGAAAATGTAAACACCCTTTATTGTGCTTCCCTTCCCGAATACTTCAACAGCGAAAAGAACTTTGGATATAAATATGAAGAATTCGCTAATGTATCGGAAAGTAAATTGCTTATGTATCCGTACGCGCTTACAGAACTGACAGATTTTAAAGGGAATCATGTGACGTTAAAAAACGAATACATTGACGACAGAGACCTACACATTAAGGTTTATGGATCAATGGGTGTTTCAAATAAAGTTGCGTATCTTCCATTATATTATAACGTCGCAGGTAACTATGGTGCATGGGAAGAAATCACAGCGTTGGAACATGCGTTGATAAATAATAATCCGAATGACGTTTCCATTATTAATGATTATCTTGCTTCTTATTTACAAGGAAACAGGAATAGTCTTGAAAATCAGAAAGCACAAATCATCTTTAACGGTCTAATGAATACCGTCGGAAACTTGGTTGGAGGTATAAGCTCCGCTGAACCCAATCCCAAAACAGGTGGGATCAATGGCGCGGGTGTTGCGTCAAGTGCATTGTCTGCCACTTCAAGCGCAGGAAATACGTTGTTAGATATTCAAGCAATGGAAGCTAAAAAGCAAGACATCGCAAACACACCTCCGACGCTTGCTAAAATGGGAAGTAATACCGCATTTGATTATGGTCACGATATACGCGGATTGTATGTAATTAAAAAACAAATTACACCCGAGTATCGTGACAAGCTAACTGATTTCTTTAAAAAATATGGGTATAAGAGCGGGCGCGTTAAAAAACCTAACTTGAAAACCCGTGAACATTATAACTATGTGCAGACCAAAGATGCCATTATAGTGGCTAGTGGGTCTGTCGGCATGGCGAATAATGATTTACTGGAGTTACGGCGCATTTTCGATAATGGCATAACTCTATGGCACACTGATGATATAGGAAACTATTCATTAGCAAACAATGAATTGAGGTGACACCGTGAGTAGAAACAGGAACCGAAACAAGAATTCCTATAAAAGCGCGCATAACATTCAAGTTTCACGTGCTAACAGATGGTTTAAACATTACTATCAATATTTAACATCTTTAGCGTTTCAGTTATTTGAATGGGAAGGGTTACCCGATAGTGTAGACCCACGCTATCTCGAAGTGTCATTACATCAATTCGGTTTTGTTGGATTTTACAAAGACCCAACAATAGGATATATCGCGACACAAGGTGCGCTGTCGGGAACGATTAATCACTATCTTCAACCGACACAGTTCCATGCTTCCACACCAGCTTATCAAAACACATTCAATATCTTTCATTATAATGATATGATTCCAAAGAAAGCGGGCGTTGTGATTTATAACAATGACTATAAACTTCCAACGCTCGGTTCATTGGAAATGTTTGCTGAAGATTTAGCTGAATTAAAGGAAGTTATCTATGTGAACCAAAACGCACAGAAAACGCCTTATATTCTCAAAGCGAATGACAACGATTTGTTGACAATCAAAAACATGTATAACCATATCGAAGGAAATTCGCCTGTTATCATCACATCTAAGAATCTTGACCCGGATGCGATCGATGTACTTTCCACACAAGCGCCTTATGTTGTCGACAAATTGAACACACAGAAAAACGCGATTTGGAACGAAGTTATGACGTATCTCGGAATCAAGAACGCTAACCAAGAAAAGAAAGAAAGAATGATAACTGCCGAAGCAGATAGTAATGATGAACAAATTGAAAGTTCCGGTAATGTATGGTTGAAAGCTAGACAGGAAGCATGTGATAGAATCAATCAGTTATATGGGTTGAATCTTAGTGTGAAAGTTCGTGTTAATATCGTGCAGGAATTGGAGAAAAATATTGATCGTTCTGTTATTGATACAAAGGAAGGTGAAGCGTAATGGCAACATATACAATGCCCCTTTCACAGTATATCGAAGGTTGGTCACAGTATGATGAAGGGTTATCGTTGAATCAGAAGATTGAAAAAGGAAGACCAAAATTATTTGACTTCCATTATCCGATTTTTGATGAAGGTTACAGGAAAGTTTTTGAGACACATCTGATTAAGAATTTCTATACACGTGAAATTGGACAGGAAACAGAAGGACTTTTCAAGTTACGTTTAGAAAACTGGTTAAACATCAACATGCCGTATTACAACAAATTATTCAAAAGTGAGTTACTAGAATTTGACCCGTTGACGAATACAAAAGTTGAAACAACTCACAACCGTAAAAATGAAACAGACAGAAATGACAAGCGAGATATTACACAGCAATCAAACACCAACGGTACAACATCATCTGATACAGATTCCACAGGTAAGCAAAATGTATCAAGCGAATCTACAGGAAATACAACCGATGATAATTTTAATCGGGAAATCAATTCCGATACACCGCAAAACCGATTGGCGTTAACATCGAATGATGGTTCTGGTGTTATCGAATATGCATCTTCTATTCAAGAAAATGCTACAAATAACAAACAGAATACAAGTGGTAAAAGTAGCGGTGAAGAAACGACTTCCCAAAATGTTACAGATAAGTCAACATCAAATGTAGATAGTAACGCTTCACAGAACGATACACTTAGAAGTGATATAAATGAAGTTGAAGATTATATCGAAAACCGCTATGGCAAAATAGGTACACAATCCTATTCTCAAATGGTGAATGAATTTCGTTCTACTTTCCTAAACATTGAGCGTGATATTTTCCAAGCAATGGATGAACTGTTCATGCAAATTTATTAAAGGGGTGACAACATGGCGGGTGGCACAGTAGAAAACATTCTTGAATATTTAAAATCAAACTTAAATGTAAAGAAAAAACCAACGTTGAAACATGTTGATGCAACAACACCAATAAACGCCTCATCTGATGGTGGTGTTCAATTAATTCAAATTAAACCACCAACAGGTGAAGCGTGGATGATTAAAAATATTCGAATTGATATTAAGGGTGCAGGAACAAGTGGCGACCATGAAATAAAAATAATTTTCGGTGGACGTGATAAGTGGTGGGATGCTTCTGTTCATTGTCGTTGGAATTATAATGACCCCGCAGGTATTTCATATAATGCGTATAGCCTGAACGGACTTGACCCAACACCTGCCGACAACCAATTGTTGCATGATGTTCTTACATCAATACCAGTGACAGATGTTGCACCGTTAACAATTAGGTATAGAAACAGCACAAATGCAACCACAGCAAGAAACGCAAATATTAGTTTGATTGTTGAGGTGTTATCATGAGTGGTACAACTATTTACGATTATCAAGGTAACGTTTTGTTTACATCAGAAAATACAGGTAAAGTTGAAGACGTTGAAGTAAGAAAATATATTGATGTTACCAATCAACGCATCACAGCACTTACAAATGAAGTGAAAAAACTTGCACCTGCTAATCCTGTTACATTGAAAACAGTTGATATGACACCAACTTCATTAATCGCTAGTGGGGCAACATCGAATATAGAAATTAAACCGCCAAGCGGTAAACGTTGGAGAATCGAAAACATCCATGTTTATATTCCGCCTGCTAACGGGGCAACATCTGGAACACACAGCATAATGTTTTGCCCTGATGGTTCTACCGATTTTAATGATGGTATTCTAGTTGGTTCATATAGTTATAATCAAGTTATTGAGATAAAATATAGACAGTTTACTGGCAATGTGTCGCAAATTCCCCCTGTTACAGATGTTGTTAACATTATTGAAAAAATTGATATAACAAATGATTCGCCACTAATCGCTAGATATGAAAACTTGACAGACAAAGATAAAACAGATTATGTGCGAATTAAAATAATCGTAAGAGAGTCAAATAATGTATAAAGTTGACGATATTATAGATTATTTCACACATAAAGAAATAGTAATTTCCATTAATGATATTACTATTGAAAACGGTGAAAATTATGTTTCATTCATAACCAAACCATACACCGAGCCAGAACCAGAAGGCGAAACCGATGGAGGTGAAGACGAATGACATTAGAAATTGGTGAAATCATTGAGGATGAATACGGTGCAGTTGAAATTGTTGACATCATCAAAGATGAAAAACCAGATGGAACGGTTGTAGAATCTATCATCACTGAAAGGATGTAAAAGATATGGAACGTCCAGCGCTAACACCATCAAGAAAAATAACACCTATTCAATTGCAGAAATACGAAAGATATTTACCAACAGCGTTCGATGAATCACTTTCACTCTTGCAGAAGATTAACAAAGTCATTGAAGAACTTTTCCAGTTAGGACAAGCAACAAATGATGTTATCGACAAATGGAATGAAGTAATGTTATGGATTCTCAACGATGGGCTAGATGAAGTTGTTTTGAAACGTCTGAATGAAATGCTGGAAAACGGTGAACTGGATAGACTTATCAGTGAACTAATGGTCATTCAAATTCAGAAAGATATTACTTACACTGTAGGTGAAAATGGAGATTATGAAACAATAAATGATGCTCTAAAAGCTATCTCGAAGCAGAATCTTGTATATGATAATCAAATTCAAGCAAATGTCAAAATCCTAAGCGGTCACATTGTCAAGGAACAGATTTTGCTAGATAAGAATGACCTATCATATATTACCATAATCAGTGAAGATAGTGAAGTTCCTGTCAACGGTGCTTCCCTAACCAAACTGTTCGGGGATGAAAATAAGTATCCTCTATTTGGTGGAAAGAACGGTGCAAAACTTCCGGTAATCAACGTGCTATTCAATATGGATAGTAGTGAAATGAACGGTAGCCGTGACGGGGTTTATCTCGAAAGAAACTCAACCGTCATTATCGGTTCTGGAAAAGGCGTGAAGAACGCCAAAGGTTTCGGACTTCGTGCATGGGAAGGTTGTACGGTTCTAGCAAGGGGAGCAATTTTTACAAACGCCTTAGAGCGTGGATGTATGGTGTCGCAAGGAACAGTTATTGTCGCCCCTAACATTGATTTGTCTGGAGCGAAAGGACGTAACGGTTTCCGTGCATATCGTGGGGTTACTGGTTCGATCGAATATGCTAAAATCACAGACTGTGCCGAAGTTGCTGTTCGTATCAGTGAAGGGTCAACCATCACAATGGCATATGCAGATTGCAGCAACGCTGGATTGGTGAACAGTGAAGGTGACGGACAAGCCTTGCGGGTCTTCGGTGCTTCTAGCGTTTATGCTAGTCACATGAAAGGTGTCAACAGTGCTGGTCATACTGTGCAAGTATCGTCTGGTTCTACAGTTGCACTGGATAACGCTGATTTAACTCGAAGTGGTGGCATTGCATTGAATGTTTATGGTGCATCAACTGCTTATGCGGCTGATGTTAAACTTGACAATGCAACACAAGAATGTGTACGTGCATCCTCACAGGGTGTCGTTGATGTTGGCGGTGCTAGTATGATGGGTGCAGGTGCAGAAGCTAGTTGTGTAGCTGAATACGGTGGACGTATTCACGCAGGGGATTCCAACGCATCTGGAAACCAAGTTGGCTATCGTGCGCTTCATGCTGGTGTCATTGACGGTATTAAACTTAATGCTGATAGATGTGGCATCGGGTTTGATATGTACTGGCAAGGTGAAATCAATGCGCGTTCCTCTCATGCTATCGGTTGCCGGAACTCGGCACGTGTTTCGACAGGCTCTAAATTTGTTTGTACTGACAGTGACTTATCGGGTTATACCGAAGAAGGTGTGAACACATACCGTGGAAGTGATGCTTATCTTTACGAAACAAACTGTAGAAAAGCTAGTTCTGATTTACCTACAGATATTATCGCAACAGCGGGTGCAATTGTAAGAGCGAATAAAGCTCTTGGAGGATTTAACAAAGCAATTAATACAATTGATGAAAACGGGATAATCTTCTATTAAGGGGTGGTAACATGGTTGTTTCAGCAAACAAATATCTGAACAGAACGGAAATGGCAGAAAACGCACAATACATTATGAGGTATCTACTTCAAAAAGGATGGACGAAAAATGCCATTGCCGGGATGCTTGGAAATATGGAAACTGAATCGACCATCAACCCCGGCATCTGGCAGAATCTCGACGAAGGTAACACTTCGTTGGGGTTCGGTTTGGTGCAATGGACACCTGCCACAAAACTTATAAACTGGTCAAACAGTGAAAGACGCGATTATAAGAATATAGACACTCAACTGGAAAGAATCTTGTATGAGGTTCAAA